GTGTCCGCAATAAGTTGGATTGTGTCGGCGCCAATACCTGAATCTGTGAGCGCGATCGACACGGACAGTACAGGCAAACTATCAACACCTGTACCCGTATCTGCGAGCGTGAGACCTACGGCGGGACTAGGCCCCGCGTCCACACCGACGCCTGTGTCCGCGACGCCGACTTGTACCGCGAGCTGCGCAAGGGCGTCGGCACCTGCGCCTGTGTCTGCTACGGTGATGGTGGTGCCGCCGCCCGTTGCTGGCTGGTTTATTAACTGTACACTACCGCCCCACGTAAGTGGGACAGATTCTTCATCCGTGAGTGTACCGTTTTCGGTAAAATGCCTTGCATTGCCGGAATAATCCTGACCCCTATTTCCCGCACCATCCCACACCGGCACCCAACGATACAGACTGTCCCACCTAAGCGGGCGGATAGTTGTCATTTCCGCTTTTATTTCGTCCGCACTCAGTCCGATCGTCCATTCTTTCATCCACGAAAGTCGCGCGTTAAATAGTCTTGCAGCGCCTTCGTAATTGCCTACCCAGGATTTATTTGATGCTGTGCGTCCGGTTACATTTGTTGTTATCGTAATATCGAGCACACCGTTAAGATATACCTTAAATGATGTTGTACTCTCTCTAACTATCGTTAGATTGTAATCAGTACCAACAGTAATTGTTGATCCAGCCGTATCAGTGTTCGTTCCCGTATGTACAGAGCCGACTAATTGATTACTCGCGTTAACGTACAGACTATCGCGGCCATCATTCCCCGACGCGGATGTGTACGCACGGATAAATTCATTCAGGCCCGTATTTGCGACCTTTCTGACATAGCCCATCCACGTGTAGGGCGCGTTGTAATCTATGACATTTGTTGCGTCTGAGAGGCAGTCACCGGCGACATCAAAGCGGACTGACATACATCACGCTGCGTCACGTAAGTCAGCACGATCAAAATATAAATCTCCGGTAGCCGTATCTCCGGCGTCTGTTGCGCCGCGCGCTATCCAGATGCGCAGCCTATCAGCGGCTACTGCTGCATCGTCATTTGTTAGCGACACACTTACGCTAGTGGGATATCCGGCACTGCTGGGTACCGCTGTCGCAGCGCTCGCGTTAACCGTCGCAAACGATGTGGTTGTGAGCAGATTAATCGGATCTGTATCAGAAATTGCTTCGACATACACATAAAACACTATGTTGCCGGAGGTCGCGGACAGCATCAAAAAATCTATCACTAGCGTTAACGGCGTGACTAGTCCGACGGGTACTTTTATGTCCCAGAATGCATGCTCATTAATAGTCCCGCCAACGGCCGTATCAGCCATTGCAAGATAGTATTTATTGAGTACTTTTTTTGTTCGCGCGCCCCCGTTTGCGGCGCCGTCGGGTATGCGTGCATTTAGTGCGTCTAAATGATATCTGCTGGCCATTACACTGCATCTCCTCTATGTGATGGCACGGCGGCCGCAATTACGGTGTTTGCAATTGCACGGTTGGCAACGGCGTCCACATCAGTGATCCAAGTGTTGAGTGCGGTGAGGTTACCCGCCAGCGGCGTACCGGCGACAGAGATTGCCGGGGTGATGTTTTGATAGCGCGTGCGTAGCGCGATTAATTCCGCCGCCGCTGCCTGCATTTCTTGCGCGGCAGCAGCAGCACGGTTGATTAATGTCTGTACACGTTTGGGATCTGAGATAGCCATAGCGTTCTCCGTTGGCGCTGTAATTATTTCTTTTTACTTTTAGGTTTATTCTCACCCTCTGGATGTTTCAACACCTCGCGACGCTCTACCGCCATGACGTATTCAATCGCGATTTCGTGACCATCTGCGGCGCCGTCATCCTCTAACGCCTTCGCAACGTCCTCATCAATCTCAACAAGATCATTGCAACGGTATTTGATGCCGTCGATATCTTTGTCGGTCAGTAAACGTATTAATTTTGTAGCCACTGTTTAATCTCCAAAAAAATGGGGCGGACAAGGCCGCCCCTAAGCGGGGTGTGTTTAGGTCGCAGAATTTTGGTAATACTTGACGGCGTTAACGTCAACCAAGTTTCCGCCAGAACGCATCCACATCAAGAAGCCGATTTGACCTAGCTTGATGTACGCGGAGTCGGAGAAGCGGAACATTTCGGCGGCCATCACGTCGCGGATTTTGTATTGTTTGAAATCGCCGAACAGGATGGATTTGGCGTTTGCGGCCATGACGGCAATGTCCTGGTTTATGCACACGTCATAACCAAGAATTGAATCGCCCATCGGTTTTCCAAGTCCGTCGTATCCCGGCAGGAAGATCGGGCGACCCGTCGTGTCTTTCAGTTTGCGGATTGTTTTCAGGCTCGCGTCGTTAAGCATAAAACAACAACGATTTGCGCGATACGCAGGATCGACCGAGTGTGCAAGATCAATCAAGTCGTCAACGATGACCGTTAGCGTCTGGCCGGTAAGGCCGACTTTTCCAGCGCCCGCCGCAGTGACTACGCCCATCGGTTGCGCTGTGCCGGTGCCGGTGGTGAAAAACGTATTCGTCACTCGACCAAGGCGAGTCGTGCAGCGCTTATTCACAAACGCCTCAACGTCGATACCGCTGTCCTGCAACAACTCAAACGGTACGGCGACGATTTTCGACGAAAATTTGTACACGCTCAGCGACACCGTTCCAAACGTCGGATCGGCTGCGGTGGCGGTCGCATTTTCTGCGATCAGTTCGCCCGTTTCCGCCGTGCCGTCAGAACTCGGGAACGATAGCGGATTACCTTGCGCGGTCGAAAAAACTTCCGCTTCTTGACGCATTCCGCCGTAGGCTTTTAGCGCGTCAATCAGTGTCTTTGCTACGTCGGATTGCACGGTAAAACCGCCTTGGCTACCAGTGCCGACAGACATCGTATTGCGGATAGCCGTCCATTCCTCGGCGTTCAACGCATTGTCACCGCCGCGCAACCACTTTGCATACAGTTTTTGCGCGGGGTTTTTGGCGTCACGATCCAGTTTGTCGGCGTGCGCCTTGATGGTTTCGTCCACGGCTTCTTCTTTTAAGCGCTCGTGTACGGCCTCGATGCGCTTAATTTCGTTGTCGATGTCGTCGATCTGCGCAAAGCCTTGGTCATACTTCGCCTGGTTCTGTGGATCTGACTTCCACTTTTCACCGGGCGTTTTTTCTACCAGTTCGCGCAGGTCTTTGGCTAGTACGGCCCGGCGCTCGCGCAATGCTTGGATGCTCGCGTTACTCATTTGCTTTGTCTCCTTCGGAAATAAAAAAACCGCCTTTCGGCGGTCGGGGTTTTGCGTGGGCGAAAAAAAACCGCCTTTCGGCGGTTCGGTGTTCAGCTTGAGCGCCGGGGCGTCAAGCAATTCTTTCCATCAATGCGACGCGTCGCAGTAAGTCGTCGGTGATGTGCGTAAGGTCTTCTTTGTTTTCTATTGTCGGTGGTTCGATATTTTTTGGTGCGTTCTGATATGCGGACAGATTCCAGCAATTCGCCAGCGCTGACGTTCCCGCTTTTTTCGGCGGATCAATAATGCCGTCTGCCAATCCCGCGTCAACCGCCTCTTGCGCGGTAAACCATGTTTCGGCGGTCATCCAGTCGATAAACTTTTGGCGGTCTCCGTCGGCGTCTTCCGCGTAGGTATCCGCTAGAGTTTGATCTACCTTATCCAGCAGCGCGGCGCGATCCAGCATATCGAGTGAGTTACCGTACACAAACGATATTGCGCGGTGGATCATAAAAAACCCACCTTTTGTAATCAGCACTTTATCGGCTGCCAACGCCACATAACTTGCAGCGCTTGCGGCGTATCCGTCTACATACGCGACGATTTGCGACGGATGGTTGCGTATAGCGGTTTCCATCGCGCGGCCCGCGAACGCGTCACCGCCGGGGGAATTTAGGCGGATGTTAATCACGGGCGCGGTAATGTCGTTTAGGGTTTGGACAAACCGTTCTGCGGATACGCCGCCAAAGAATTCCGCCTCGGCATCGTTCGCAACAATCATGTCATACAGATAGATTGTAGGCGCGTCGGCGGCGTCGGCCTTTACTTCAAACCGGCGCGGTGATGTGCGGTTATCCATAAACAATTTCATCAACTGCAAACTATTGGGCATTGGGCGTTCCTTGTGTGGGCTTCGCTTGAGTCGCTACCGCCACCTTGTCAAATTCCGGCAAGGGTTTCAGATTTTTCAGCTTACGCACTTCGTTGACGGACATCCAACCTTGGGCACCGGGGCCACCAAGGGCCTTACCGAAGTATTCCGCTTGCGCTTTTGAGTCGCCTTCCATCAGGCCATCAACGTTAAATTCAACAAACGTGCGCGAGGTCTTAAAACACTTACGGTTAAATTCTTGCTCGATTTTGTTTAGGTACGGGCGCAGGGTGTACTTAACAAATCCAATACCCATGTTTTCAATCCCGGTACCCCACGACGTCGCCTTGTCTGTGTGGCCGATCATGTGCGGGGGCACGCCATACGCGCGCGCTATATCCTCGATTTGAAATTCTCGCGTGGCGATTAATTGCGCGTCTGCGGCGCTGAGCGTCAGTTGTTTAATATCGAGGCCGCCTGTCAGTATGGCAGGTAGGTGCGCGTTTGCGGAACCTCCGTGGCGTTCTGCCCACGTTTTGCGCAACAAGTTCGCAGATTCTTCCTCGAGTTTGTTGGGCGTCGTCAACGCAAAATCGGGGCGTGCGCCATTTGCAAAAAATGACGCGCTCCATTCGTCGGCGGCCAATGCGATGCCTACCGATGTTTTGAGTGAGTACCGCAACGGCGACATACTGCGCAATCCATCAAACCCAACGCCGGGGATATGTAACATATCGTCCTGGTCTAGCACTTCAACCAGCGTCTTACCGTCTTTGTTTAATTCGGGGCGGTAATAGATGATGTATTTTAAGCGTCCGTCAACACGCTGCACGTTTACAACTTGCGGGTGTAGTGCTTCAAATCCTGTAATGTTTGGCGACAATGGCGACGCGCGCAGAATCCGCGCGAACGCGTCACCGTGCAACAGTATCGACATGGCGAGGTATTCCCAAAACACCGCCGCCGAATATGTTGGATGCGGCTGCTCATTGAGTAACCACCAAAGGTCATGATCTACGCGCTCGCGTCCGTCGCTGGTGCGTCGGTAGATATGTAGCGGTAGTCCGGCAATGGCGCTACCGATCAAACGGACGCAACTATAAACGGCGGTAACGCACATCGCCGTGTGTTCGTTAACAGCCTTCCCCGCGCTCGATATGCCGTTTGTCAGCCAATCGTATAGAGTGGATCCATTAACGCCTGCGGACAACGGTATCGCGGCGTTTTTTATCTGCGCGAACTCCGACTGTAGCGCTTCCAATTCTCGGCGCGTTTTAGATTTCCAAAGGCTGATTTTCACAATATCACGATTCCGGGTTCCGGTTCAGGTTCGGCGGGATTCATTGCGCGACTCATTGCTGTAATCAATGCAACAGGCCCGTCAATCTTGTTTTCAGCAACAGACTTGCGCGGATAAATGTTGTCTTTATTGTCTACGTGTGCGACGACGTTAGACATCATCCACGCCATAACTGGATCACCGTTGTGTTTGAGGCGCCCGGATTTTACAAGCGCTTCAACTTCTTTCATTGGTGCGGATAAATTCAAAACGGTTTGCCTGACCTCTATCATCGGCACGCCATCAGCAAGCATTTCGGTAGCCAACTGCGTCGCCTGAAACGGATCGTAAGCAACCGCTTCGACCTGCATAATTGCGCAAATCTCTACAAGGTCTGCTTTTATGACGCTGTAGTCGGTGATATTCCCCGGCGTCAACGTCACCCACCCGTCAACCTCCCAGCCCGCATAGTGCGCGTGAGTGCTGTCGGCATTGAGCCTTACCGTTTCCTCGGGGAGATAGTAGCGACCAAAACGCGCAAAGCCGTCACCGTCGGGTATTAGGATTTCTAGTGCTGCAATATCGACCTTGCTTGCAAGATCGAGCGCGACGACGCAACGGCGGCCCGCATACTTTTCAAACTGCAACGACGGGTCTGCATTGCGTTCCCACTCGAGCATGTTCATCCACGCATCGCCTGCGCCGACCCAGATATTGAGGCGTTTGGTTTTAAAGGTGACTTGCTTGCGTGTACTGTGCTGCGCCTCTCGACACGCATCACGCAACTGCTCAACGCTGACGGATACGCCAAGGTTAGGATTTGCTTTGTGCCAGTTCCGCTCTTGCGTCCAATCGTCGTCTTTGTCGAGCGTGTAGATCGCTGCAAATAGCGAGTCATCGGTGACGATCCCTAACACGACCTTGCGCGAGTATTCGCGCATTTGATAACACGGCCCGCTGCGGTCATGGCCTGCGGTGGTGATAACCCACATGATCGGCTGCGAGCGTGCGCCCTGACCGCCGTACATTGCATCGTAGGCGGTCGAGGTCTTGTGTTCGTGATATTCGTCAACGATTGCACAGTGCGGGTTTGTGCCGTCCCCTGGGTCGCCTGGCAACGGTCTAAACGTCGCATTGCGCGCTTGCACCGTGATTGCCTGCGCACCTGCTTCGACACCAAACCGTTTACGCAAACCGGGTGATTTCTTTGCCATCGC